CTATCTCAATAGACATAGACTCAGGATTCTCAACCTCAATTTCAATTGCTGGTTCCAGAGTTTCAATGCCCTTTGGCATTTCGTATAAAGATTTTTCCATGAGAGCCTCAATAGTAAGAATGTTTTTTTCTAAAGCCAATCAGGTCTTCGCGCTCGTCTGAGTCGAGTCTTAAAAACCCACCTTGTCTGAAACGTATCAGCGCTTGTACACAAGCATCAACCAAGTCATCATGCTCAGCGTTCGGAAAAGCCGCCATCTGCTCAACTAACTCGTGCGCCCACCTCGTATCAGGTGCCCATACTTTACCCGACTTGAACAAATCAGTCACCGAGTTTAGACGCACAAACTTATCGTTCCCTCTAGACGGGGTGTATTCACTCACCACAATCCCCATCCGTCTTAATTCAAATATCAGCGGAGCGCCAGCCGCTTTAGCCTCAACCACAAAAGCATCCGGCTCCCAATCTTTATAGTGGTTAAATGCCTTCTCTTTCAATTCAGGAAACTCCATCCTCTTTTGGAAAGCATCTAACAGAATAATATTCACATCCTCTGGGTTTTCATTTAAATGAAAAACTCCTAAAGTCACGCAGGCCGAGAAGTCTGATCGTTCATTCTTAGTAAAAGCTGTATCCCAAGACTGGATGATAAATTCACACCGAGGAGGATCTTCCTCCGGCCAGACCTTCCACCAGTCTCTCTTTACTAAAGCACCCTCTTCGCCCGTAGGAGTTTGTTGGTACTGAGCGTTCCATTTACTTATTGGGAGTTCTTCCCTCAAAGCAGATAATTCTTCTAAGCTCCAAAACTCAGGCCATAGAGGGTTCCCACTGGGCATGATCGCGGGTAGTTCGATAACTTCCCACTCTTCACCCTTATCCCTACTAGCCGCATCCTTGATGATTCTACCTGTTAGGTCTTTCTCTCCCCAACGGGTCATCACAATCACAATCGCGCCACCCGGCTGTAAACGCTGACGGGGGCCAGAGGTGTACCACTCATACACCTTGTCAAATACTTCAGGGTTCCCCTGAGCTAAAGCGGCCTCTTGTTCAGAGTGGGGGTCGTCAATAATCAGCAGATCCGCGCCTTTTCCGGTCACGGTACCTCCAACACCAATAGCGAAGTATTCTCCACCACCATTAGTCGCCCACCTGCCTGCCGCTTTACTGTCTTGCCTAAGAGCTACATTGGGAAACACTTTAGCATACTGTTCTGAATCAACCAAGTTACGAACCTTACGTCCGAATCCAACGGCGAGATCAGCCGTGTTGGAACACTGGATCACCTTCTTATGGGGGTTCTTTCCAAGAAACCAGCTTGGCAATAAGTAACTTGCAAATTCAGACTTAGTATGGCGCGGAGCCATATTAATAATTAACCTCTTAATCTTCCCGCTGGCTATGTCTTCAAACTTCTTAGCCATTAAAGAATGATGCCTACCAGCCACAAAGCCCGGCCACATTGTACGTATATAGTCCATAAAGGACTCGTGACACTTCTCCCTCTCTAAAGCACTCTTCCACGCATCCACCTCGTGAAAAATCAACTCCTGCTCATTCTCAGGAAGCGTTTCTATAAACTTCTCTAAAGCGTTCATAAGGGTTTACACCTACAATGTGTCGCAACGTTGTGACCTTTTTTTAGCACTATGAATACTTTCATTCTAACGTTCTAAAGTTTATGTATACCGGCCTGATAGTCCTGCCCCTGCCAGCCTGCTTCTTAAGCACACCCAATTCACACAGCCGATTGACTATTTTCATCGTGTTAGGCAAAGACGATTTACCCCGCTGATAAGCAATGTCTCTTAAAGAAGGGCTGTATCCAAACTCCTTCCACCACTCATCCACAATTAAAAACACCTCTCTCTGAACCTTAGTCATATCCTTCTCCCAGCACTCCTCAAACGTTGGTAACTTGCGAGGCGCAATCATTTTCCGATTTATATACACCTCCCCCCACTTCATTTTGGATCCTCTATGGGGGGGTCTTCCTCAGATTGATGGGTGGGGTCATCTTCGTCAAATTTTTCTTGGGGGGTATCCAAAAATTCTTGGGATGGTTTGGGTGGAATAGTATGCAAGGTAGTGAGGGTACCAGGCTCCACAGCTTGGGGGGTGCCCACTGGGTGGGTGTCGCCATCGCCCACATCTGCAACGGGTGCCGCCAACTCCATCAAGAGGGAATCCGCGTCTATCACTGTCGCATCTGTCGCGTTCGCTTTCATCATGTCGCGGAGCTTTGCCAGTAGCTTAGTCTTCGCGTCTTCGCTAGATGTGATTACGCGGGTTTCTTTCCGCTCAGTGAACGCCGCCACTTCTGTGACAGTGCCTAAAGTCTTTGCCGCCGCTATCTTTACCGCGTCTTTCGTTTCGGGGTCGATCATGGTTTGCACAAGGGTTTGGATCACCAACGCCCGCAAGCCCGCAGGGGTTTGATATTCCGCCGCCCTAATAGCCCCTTCCATGGCTTCAATTGTGGAAGCAATCGTGGGTTTTGCTTTTAGCTTACTGGCTTGATTCGCGGCGGTTGTTGGCTTTGCCTTTTTACTGTATGAGCGGCGGTAAGCTTCCGCGCCTGTTTGTCCCATAGCGACTTCCTTACAAAATGTTTTTTGCTTAGAGGTTAAGCCCTTACCTGAAACGCCCATTATGGTTTCAATTGGTATTTGGCTTAGTCCTTCCTTTATCTGTGATCTTGAGAGTTTCATAGCTACATTGTAGGGTAACAAGATAAAAAACTGCAAGGCTTCGCCTTTAAAGCCCCGCGCCCTTCAAAATTTTACAGACCCAAAAACCTGGTTTTTCATACAGTACTGGATAAACGATCAGTGCTTTTATTAGGGTTTCCGATAGGTTTTATTGCAATAAACTGTAGATTATCGCTTAAAAGTGTGATAATCTCCGCTCCCATGTTCAACCCGTAAACCCTCTAAGGAAGCCACTATGCAAACCAAGGAATATATGACGCATACCTATGAATTCAAAGTGTCAAAGCACTTTATATCTGCGCTCATAAATGACGATGAGTCAGGTCTGACAGATGACGAAGCCGCCATGCTTTGGGAATGGGAGCAAAACCTGCCCAAGCACTTTCACTTCAAAGCACCAATGCATAAAGTCTTTGATGTATCGCCCGACACTGGCGAAGATTTCACCCGTTGCGAAGTCTGCGAACTATTCGCCGATTGCGCGACTCTCACAGTTAACTACATCTAAGGAACCCGACCAATGAACTCCCATATTTTCGACATTCGCGACAATCTCAAAATCTTTGGCTTCCATTACGTTCTATGGACTGAGGGTCTGAGCCTTCGCACCCTTTACACCATATGGTGCGCGTACGGAATGATTCGCCACGACCGCGCCGCTTTATCCCTGAAAGGTCAATTATGAAAACCCTTCCAAAGTCTTTACATACTGTCACCGCTTGGGTGAATGTAGCCCGCTTTTTAGCAACGCAAAACGGACTCTCACCCAATAACGCCGCCCACGCCGCCGCCCATATCTTGGGACTGGATGAGATGAGCGACACCTACGCCCTGCGCGAAGCCGTCATTAAACAACTCTCGAAAGGTTAAACCATGCCAAACGCTTATTTAAATTATTTCGCATCACCCTACGCCGACCCGCGCGACCAATACCAAGCCCGCAAAGTGGAAGTGATAGAAAAGCCGCTCGAATGGCAAAAACGCGGATTGTCCTACACCGCGACAGGCTACGGGAAAAAAATTCCCACCCGTTGGATGGTGCGCTTTAACGGCAAATTCCGCCGCGTTTATTGCGCTATTTATTCCAACAATGGCACCTGCTATATCGGCAAACTGTCAGACGGCTATTTTGTAAACATCTACCAATAAAGAGAAAACACCATGCAGATCACTGTAACCATCCGCGAAATCTACGGCATAAAAACTGTCTACCCCGTATGCATTACGGCGAAGCTTTTCGCCAGTATTGCAGGGACTAAAACCCTGACTCTCGCAACCCTAAAGAAAATTGAGGCTTTGGGTTATTCCATCATGCAACAAACTGAGCCGCTCGCGCTCTGAAAGGTAAACCATGAGCCACACCCCCGCACCATGGAAAATTGACGGCGCACATAGCACCCGCGTTCTATTGATAAACGACGCGAAGGGCTACGCCATAGGCGAAATTGTAGACACGCGAAACCCTGCCAATGCAAAGCTTATCGCCGCCGCGCCCGACCTGCTAGAAGCTTTATTGACCGCGCTCCCGTACGTGGAAGATCACGAAGGGAGCAACGTCTACAAACGCGGAGCAGTTGACCGCGCAATTAAACAAATCAGAACCGCAATTTATAACGCCACCAATTAAGGAAATCAAAATGAGCCGCGAATATACCTGCAAACTTTTAGAGATGGTAGAGCATGGATTGCTAGACCGCGACAATGTAATCATGGCTTGCGTGAAATACATGAGCGAAGACGAAGTGAAAGACATGATGCACCATAACGAATTCATTACAGACGAAGACGAAGAAGAAACCGAAGGAGAAGACGAATGACTAACCAAAAACAAATCCGCGCCGCATTTTGGGAGGCGCACCCAACCGCCAACCGCAAAAAATATCCCGCCCGCGACTGGACACGCGAGGATAAAAGCCGCCGCGACTATTGCACCGATACCCGATGCGCGTTTGTCGATTTTGTCGACCACCTGAACCGCTCACAAATTATCAGCGACCAACTGGCGAGCCGCGCCACACTTTAAAAGGAAAACGAAATGAAAAATTTAGAATGGCAACCCCTTTGGGATGCAATGGAAGCCAACCCCGAGGCATGGATTCCCACCACTAAAGCAATGTATTGGGAGATGCTCGAAATACTCCCGCCCCGCGCACAAACCCGCCGCGCTTTTTTGGTAGGCGAGGCACTCACCAGTAACGCCGAAGGCTTCGCCGTTTACTCATGCTTTAAGAAAACGGGCGACGACTACCACGCAAAAAATATGACGCTCAAGGAATTTAGAGAGATCACCGCTTGGGAGATGGCAACATGAAAATTGAACTCAAAGCTTTAAAATATTCAGACTTCGCCAGTCAAGAAACCCACTGTTTCCACGCCAACATTTACATTGACGGCAAAAAGGCAGGGTGGGCGGAGAATAACGGGCATGGCGGGATGACCAACATTCAGCCGCGCGGATTATATGAAACGATCAGACAATACACAGACAAAATACCGCCGCGAATCGTTGACTTTAACGGCACCCAGTTAACCCTTGAAACTTCGCCCGACAGTTTGATTGATGAATTTGTAACCCTCGCACTACACGAAAGGGATTTAAAAAGGGCAATGAAAAGCAGAATTTTATTCACGCGGGAAAACCAGGTTTTTGAGACTAAAAAATTGACTGCCGCAGAACTTGCCGCAAGTTTAGACAATGCACACCTAAAAGAAAAACTCAAAGCCGACCAAGTGCTAAACCTTCTGCCGATGGGCGAAGCTTTAAACCTATACGCAAAGGGGATGCAATGAAAATTTGGGAGCAATACACAGAGGATGGCATAAAAGACTTAGC